AAGATAATAACGCCTAGCAGAAATAGTAAGAACCACGCCGCGTCTTGCGCGTAGAGGTGTGCAGATATAATTCCGTCTCTCATTCTTCGTCCTCCGTGTTCATTAGTAATTGATACTTAATCACCTCTAAAACTCCCACCACCGAGGCTAGAGGTAGTGCCTCGTCAAACTTCTCCACAACCCCCACAATCTCTTGGTAGAGGGCTTCTATCATCACCTGCTGACTCAACCCCGCATCTCCTGGGCTAGGGTCTTAAATCCCCAATCCTCTGCCATCCTCGCGCACCGCAACATCTCCTCCTCGCGCACGATGTCAGCAAACCTCTGCAACTGGGTGCGAGAGTCCTCGTGGAAGTTGAACAATATCTCCCCCTCCTTTAGAAACAATCCCGCCTCTACCGCTAGGTCGTCAATCGTCACACTCGGCCTCCACTTCCTTTAGAAATAACTGTACCTTTTCCAACATCTCGTCCATGTCTTTTTGCTCAGGCTCGAACCGCACGATAAATAGCATCTTGCTCACAGGCAGTCGGGAGTCAAAACTCACAAAGTCGCACCACTTCCTGCCAGTACAGGCTAACTGGAGCATCATCTGGTTCTTATACTTTGCCGGAACCTTTCCTGCTTTTCTGTATTGCAGGTGCGTAGCCGTGTTTGGGTTCTTAATCTCTACCAGACCATCCCCCACAAGCCCATCAGGAGAGGCTCCAAGCCATTGTATTGTCGGGTGTGGTACGAAGCCTACTTGGTCTACGAAAACGCCCGTGTGAGCCTCGTATGCGGCTCTGGCGATGGGTTCCTGCTCGGTTCCGCGAATCATAGCCGCGTTGGGCGCAAAACCCGCCTGTGGGGTCTTGGTCAGTCTTTCGGCTACTAGCTGCCAGAGGTAGTTTTTCCTAGTCTCGGTATCCTTACCCGCTAGAGCGTCGCTAACCCTGCTGGCTGTTACAAACCCCAGCCTCGCCTGTAACCATTCCTCCGAACCTTGGACTATTTCTTTGTAATCGGTCATTGAGCCTCCTCTTGGCTATGTGTAGTTCTGCCTCTAACTTATCCGTACTCATCCGCAACCTTTGGGCTACATTGTGGCTCAAGTTATATGGGTACTGGATATATCTTGCCTTCAAAACCCTGCGGCTTATATCGGGTAATTCCCTAACTGCGTCCTCCACCATCTGCCCGTCCAGCATATCGGGTTCTATTCTCGGTTCCTCGCCCTCAAAGACATCCTCGGACTCGTAGTTACCCTCTGCGCTCGCTGCGCAAGTACGAACCTCTGGGCCAAGAGGCCCGTAAGCACACCACCAACCCCAGTTTTTAAGGCGGTCTTCGCTAATCATTCCCTTTGAACCATATTTTGTACAAGTCTGGTCTATGCTGTTTTATAACCGGCTTTGCAGATTGTATAAGTTCTTGCGCGTTAAATCCACAAGTTTGAGAGCCGACGTGGTGGACGTAACTTCTACTAATCCAATGGGACAGTCCTGCCTCCATTTGCTCGTAGCATTGTAAATCGTCCGAGTACCAATTGAGTGGCTTAAAATCTATCCACGCGTCTTTGTGGATATAACCACAGATAGGTGCGATAACGTCTGCCTTTATAAGACTGTTCTCGGTCTCAAATTTGAACCACTCCATTTTTCCCTGCCCAAGCCGAATGTTCTGCAAACCTCGTGCATAATCAGACCTAGCGGCTACCCAGCCGAGGGGGATGCTTTTGTCTCGCAGAAACGTAACGTCCTCGCCAAGCAGATTCCAGGTGGTAGGGTTAAACACAATATCGTCGTTACAGACCACCACCTCGTCGAACTCCTCGAACGCCCGTTTGACCACGGAGTTGTAAGCGTCCCCAAAGTTGTCCGCGTCGTTGGGCAGGTTTATCGTCCTGTGGCGCGGGAAGATAATGTCGCTACCTGCTAGGAACACGGTTACGTCTTGCGGGACGTAGAAGGTTATGGAGGCCGCTAGGACGGGTAGGCAAGCACCCTTGGTTGTTGCTATCGCTATTGCTTTCATTTATTCCCTACCGGTAAAGTTTTGCCCAAAAGACGGTATACATCCTCTAATAATTCCTGCTCGGTAAATCCGTAGTGATTTGGGAAGCCTTTGGTTCCGAGTCCGTGAACTCCAGTTTTACCTCTGTGGTGTTCTGGGCATAGTGGTATTGCAAGGTAGTGCGAAGACCTGCCCCACCCTTGACCGGCCCGAAGATGATGAATTTCAGACGGGCTATCAGCGTACCCAATTCTTCGGCAGACCATGCATCCGAGGGCTGCAACTTTAGAGAGATGGTTTTTTTCATCTTTTGTCATAACACCAAGGCTTGTTGGGCTACCCGCTTGTCTTGCAGGGGCTTGTAGTCGGTATTTAACTCGCAACCAATGTATTGCCGACCTAAATTCTGGGCTACCTGTGCCGTGGTTCCTGAACCCATAAACGGGTCTAGAACAATCCCCCCAACAGGCGCACCAGCCAATATACATGGCTCAATCAATTCTTGCGGAAATACGGCAAAATGTGCGCCCTGATATGGCTTGGTCGTTACAGTCCAAACGCTGCGCTTGTTTCTTTGCCCATCATATTCCCTGTTACCAATAGGTTTGGTTGCGCCAAACTTTGTTTCTGACAATGTTTCATTTTTAGGGCCACCAAATCCATATTCATATCGTTTTGCGTTGTCTGGATTTGCTTCTTCTTTAATTGCTTCCGCATCGTAGTAATACTTCTGCGACTTGCTCAGTAAGAAAATATACTCATGCGCCTTGGTGCATCGGTCTTGCACCGACTCTGGCATTGGGTTTGGCTTATGCCAGATGATGTCTTGGCGCAGATACCAGCCATCAGCCCTGAGAGCAAAGGCAAGCATCCAAGGTATACCAATAAGGTCTTTTTCTTTTAGCCCCTCTAATTTGTTTCCACGCCTTGCACAAGTCTGCGGTAAGTCTTGGTCGCTGTTAGCAACGGTCTGCTTTACAAGGGCTTGCCCCTTGCCGGGTCGATAGTTGTAATAACTGTCCCCAATGTTTAACCAGACGGTTCCATCGTCAGCCAGAACATCCCTGACGCACCTAAACACTTCGACCATCGCGGCTATGTATTCCTCTGGAGTTTCTTCCAGACCTATTTGCCCATCGTTACCGTAGTCACGCAGCCCGTAATACGGGGGGCTGGTCACACAGGTTTGTGCTTTTATGCCCTCTGATGCCCAACGGCGCATAGTCTCTCGGCAATCGCCGAACTCAATGATATTCACTTCAGCCCCCTCGTATTCTCGCTGAACTTAACGTCATGTTCCAAAGACCATTTCACCACCTTTTCCAAATACTCAGAAAATTGTTTTTGCGTGAGTTTCGTAGAGCTTGGCGGTACTATGCTTAAACTCCCGTCCGGCAGTTCTTGCATTAAGTCAGGCAAAAATAATTGCTTAAAGTAAACGTGCCAGATACTTGGCTCGTAAGCCTTACCGACAACCATCTGCTCAGATATATCTCCCAACACCGCCCAGTAGTACCTGTTGCTGTCAAGACTGCGTTTAGGTGGTCGTACCTCAAGGATGTGCCCATCAGGTGCGTTATCCACCTCTCATTACCGCAACCTTAAAGTGTGGGAACGACTCAAACTGGCTGGGGTCTAATCCTAGTTCCTTGCCCTTGAGTTCTATGCCGGTAGCGGTTTCGTGCCAAGGCTTCTCGTTAACCACGTTTGGCAACTTCACTTCCAGCTCATCTTCCCAACGCTCACCGCGAAGCCAGGTTGCTGGGTGAGGAATATATTTACCACCATCCTTCATCCACGCTTCTGTTTTGCAAGCGGCTTTTACGGCACTTAACAAATTTGTTAACTCAGGCCGTATATCCTTTGTCTGCGCCCAGGCTTTGCGGGCATCGGCTTTAGCACAACGCTTAGGCCAGACTTCCCAGAACTTATCAAAGTCATCCATGTTTACCACCTCCTCGTGGCGTATTCTAATCGGTTATGTAACATTCTATCCTAGGTACTTACCCCTATAAATATCTACCGCCTCACGCAGGGTAATTTCTGGGATTTCTGTTAGCCAACTGCAATTCTCGCGGACTTGTGTAACCGTGGTCAACCCCATGTCTATATCCCCAGACGACTCATGCGAGGTCAGGAGAATCAGGCAATGTTTGTTAGGTGGGTCGTTTATTGCATCGCAGACCCGTTCTAGGGCTAAAAGCTGTCCGCGAGGGATGGGCGAGTTTTTGTACTTAGTCTCGACAATGATAAACAAGCGGTTAGAGAACTCTAGCAGGGCATCTACATCTGTCGGGGATATTGCACCCCACCTTAACCCTGAGAAGTCCTTTAGCTGACTACCGTGTGTCTTGTTGCGCAACAACATTATTTAGCCTCCAATCAGTCATGT